ATGGAAAAGGTGAAAGGGGCATTAATCGCAATCTTTTTATGGGTTGGATTAATTATGACAGGTGATGCCAAGGCAGATTACATTACGATGGATATTGATTCGTCAGTAAGAGGTGGCACAATACGGTGTGAGTCCGTACAGCAATGTTGGATTAAGGTTCAATACATGGAAGAACGTGGTGCTGACCAGTACTGCAATTCTATTACAATCAAACGTGATGGCAGAATAGTATGGTTCACAGCAGTTGATATAAACCTCAAATGGTTTGTTCAAATTATGGTAGTGGTAGGTATTGCCGTTTGGGGGTACTTCGGACTAACCGAACGACTCAACTTCTTAGAACATAACCTTACATTGGCACAAGTAAATGTCGATATGAATTCAGAGTTTAGGGTTAAATGGCCACGTGGTGAACTTGGTGCATTACCTGATGACGCAGAACAAAACATGCGTTTAGATATGATAGAAAAAGTAATAGATAGACGAACTGCTAAGTTGGAACAACTAATGGAAGACTTCCAACGAATGAAGTTTCAAGCAGAATTTAATCAATCGAAACTCTAATGGATTTAACTTTCATAACAGCAGAATTGTTAAATGATATCAGTTGGTTTGATGGTATCGCTTATACAGTATTAGGTCTTGTTGTATATGCAGTGGCAAAATACATCAATACTAAAATTAATTAAGACCCAACGGCGGGTCGAAAAGTAAGACAACGACGTCCTTTTACAATTTAAAAGGAGAAGAATATGTACCATGACTCAGGGTTATGTGGTTTCCTAAAAGGAAATGAAAGAATTTACAACAAGAAAGCGTCTTTATGTGAGGACCTTAAATTTGCTATGTTTATTAACAGTAAAGAACAAAAACACGTCCAATTACCAAAACATAAGTTAATTATGGCACGACTTAAACAAGTCACCTTTGGTGGTTTCTTTCCGGATTTATCTAGTTACAAAGGATATAGGAATGACTGACGAAGATAAGAAGAAATACTCTGAGTGGTTCAATCGTTGGTATCACAGAGATGGTCTAGGAATTTATTACGGGAGATAAATTGGAAGATGACAACAAAATAATCCAATTTAAACCAAAGTCCGACGTTAAGGAGTGCTTCACCGAGAGTATGTGCCCTAGTGATTGGAAAGTCCCATATCAACCTACATACGACGAATTAAGACTAACAATGCTTTCGTTAGCAGAATGCGTCGAAAACACACAATTCCAATTACTAACAGCAGGCGTTCAGTCTGAGTTTATACTACGCGATAGGTTAGAAGACCTACAACACATGCGTGCACTACTATTAGACTATTATAAGGCAGATTAAACATATAAATACTTGTATATTGTTATTACGAAAGGATATTTATGTCTAGTAAGAAGAATGTAAAGAGTGCTAAGGCACTAATGAATAAGCAACATCTAGAGTTACAACAGTTCGACCCACTAACTGACAGTCAGTCAGCCTTCTTTGCGAATTATGAAACAGGAAAGTCGCAGGTATTATCTGGTTCCGCAGGAACAGGTAAAACGTTCATGTCGTTATATAAGGCATTCCAAGAAATTCTAAATTCAAAGAAAAACTATCGCAGAATCGTTATTATACGTTCCGCAGTCGCAACACGTGACATTGGTCATCTTCCTGGTAATTTAGAAGAGAAACAAGCAATCTACGAAATACCTTATGTTGGTATATGCAACGAGTTATTCAATCGTGGTGACGCATATGGGTTAATGAAAAAGAATGGTATTGTCGACTTTATGCTCACTTCATATGTACGTGGTATTACATTAGATGAAACAATCGTTATCGTTGATGAGTTTCAGAATATGACAGCCCATGAGGCAGACTCTATTATAACTCGTCTGGGTAAAGGTTCAAAGATTATTTATTATATTAAGAAGTTCATACAAATCCTAAAACGTATGCCTGACTATTTCATTTTGAATAAGTTTGGTGTTGAGGATATTGTTCGTTCGGGGATAGTTAAAGACTACATCAAAGCAAAAGAGCAAGGTGCAGTCATTGATAATGACTTCTGACGATAAGTTCAATGAAGTATATTTTAAGGAAATGCTCTCGGTTGAAGAGCAATTAGAATATGCTTATTGGATGGATACCCTTATTGATGCTGGGTGTGCCTGTATGGAAAACCTCACTTCTCAGGAAGTAGACGAAAAGATGTATCGCATGGCACAGTGTGATATTAATCAGTCAACAAGAAAAAATCATAGAAACACTTGACTTTTAGTCAAAAGTATAGTATAATATAGGTATGAATAAAAAATTATACGACTATTACGACGCTCGAACAATAGACCATATCCCTTACTTAAACAGTGGGGAATTCAAATACATAACAGACAAATACGGTAAAGAAGAATGCCGTTTTACTTTGGCTGAGTATATCGCATCAAACCAATCTAAATACCCATTCAACCCTATCACATACGAGGATATGGTTAAGAACTTTAATAAACTAATTAAAGTAGACTACTCTAAATTCCTAGAACCATCTTCAACTGATGTAGATAGTAATGTACTAGAGAAGTATGAAGACTACAAGTATGGTTATCACACATACCCATTAGGGGTTATTGACGGACCAGCAGCCCCATTTAATAAAGTAGCAGACTATTTCATGCGTGAGATACGTTATGAGTGCTCATCCCAAAATCACAATAGTCCTGTAGAGGCATGGGAACGTGGTGAGGCAAGAGGTATATGGCCTGCCACTGGAGCATTATGGCGTGGTGTAAACGCAACTCATTATGACGATGAGGGTAAGTGTATATCAGGTAAATTAGATAAAAATGCTTATTTAATGGCATTTAGGATGGGTGCTTATATCGCAACCCAATTCAAGCCAGCAGTAGCAAAATCTATATACCAAATGACTGACGCAAAGAGAGTATTAGATACTTCAATGGGTTGGGGTGATAGACTTACTGGTTTCTTTACCTCTAACTGTTCTACTGAGTATATTGGTTGTGACCCAAATCCTAATACATTTAAGGTGTATAAAGAAATGGCAAAAGAGTATAGTAAGTTATTGACTAACAAGTATGAGGTAATAGCAGACACTGATAACTATTTTGAGTTAAAGGGAAATAAGAAGTCTGTTAAGTTTTACCGTAGTGGTGCTGAAAACCTACCATGGGATGACATAACTGATATAGACTGCGCATTCACTTCCCCACCATATTTTTCTACTGAACTATACAATAAGGGTGGTGAGCATGAAGAAGACCAATCATGGAGTAAATTTAACGAATATGAAAAGTGGCGTGATGATTTCTATCTACCAGTTGCCCAAAACTCTTATGACTCATTATCCCAGAATGGATTCTTATTCGTGAATATAATGGATCCTAAGATTAAAGGCACTAGGTATTATTCGTGTGATGAGTTAGTAGACCATATTGGTGCTGATAACTTCATAGGACAGGTTGGTATGAAAATACAGGCACGTGCTCAGGGTAAGAAGTATTTTGATAATAACGAAGATAAAGGTACATTAGAAGAATACTTAGCAAAAACCTATATTGAAAACATTTGGTGCTTTAGTACTTTTAATCCCATATTATTAAAGTGTTATTCTCTTACCTATTTGGATAGAACTACGGTATAATACTAGTATAAATGATAAAAAAGGAGTTACAAATATGAACGATGAATACGAAATGATTTTTAAAACTGCTAATGGTTATGAAGAGATTAAATACTTCATAGGCACAAGAGGTGGTGCATGGAAGAAAGCAAAGAACGTTATTGCCGAGAATAAAGGTTGGGAAATCACCAGCGTATCTTGGGCATAATAGTATATTACAACATAAAAAAAAGGAGTCCATAATATGGCAAAAAGAAAACCTAGAAAACATAGAGCACCTAATGAGGCTGATTATAAATTAAGTGATTGGATGCAAGTAGCAGACATTCCTAGTAATAGATCACCAGGAGCATTAGAACTTATTGAAAGTCAAATTGGCACTGAATCTGGTTGTTATCAAGTAGCACTAACTGCTGATATTGAAGATATTGGTAGCTCAATTATTCATAAGGATATTGGTTATACAGGCATGTCTATAGCATTATTTGATAGGACAGGTAATATCCGTTCTGAAAAAGGTAAGCACATGGTGAACGTATATATTAGAGAGCATGGGTTATGTAAAGAGACGGAAGTTTCTATTAGATATATTGGACCAACTGATGCTATGAAAGGCGACACATCTTTTAAGACTCTTGAGAAACGTATTCAAGATGAGACTAAGAAGCAGTTTGGTTATAAATTAGGATTTAAGTGGGAAGAAGCATCAGGTGGTAATGCCGGCGTCTACCTAAGAACACGTGATACAATTGCCTCTACTTTTACATACGAAGATACTATTAAACTTCTTACAGAAATGAAAGGAATGGTAAAAGATAAGGCAATAGAAAAGGCAGAAATGGATTTAGAAAATCTGTTTGCGGTGATTTAAGACTAATGGAATTTATACATGAACCAATAGATCTAGGATACACTGATTTAGTATGCGATACGCCTGCTAAAGGACCTCGTACATATGAAACTGCAAAGGGAAATAATAAATATCCTTCAATAACGTCAGTCCTATCCTTACAATCAAAAGCAGCTATTCAAGCATGGCGAAAGCGTGTAGGAGAAGAAGAAGCAAATAAGATAAGTAGAAGAGCATCAAGTAGAGGTACAAAAGTTCACCAAATAGCTGAAGACTATGTGAACAATATACCTCTTAATGAAATGGATTTACCCCCAACTCTTCTCTATAACTTCATGCCTATTAAAAAGATACTAGACTCCTCTCTCGGGATAATCCTCGGACAGGAACTACCTCTCTATTCTGACTACCTAAAGATAGCAGGACGAGTAGATCTAGTCGCATATTTCAATGGTGTTCTTTCCATAATAGACTATAAAACGAGTGCAAAACCAAAGAAGAAAGAATGGTGTGAGAGTTACTTTATTCAAGAAACCTTTTACGCAATTGCCTTTGAAGAACGTACTAAAATCCCAATCACTCAATTAGTGACTATAATAGCAGTAGACGGACAAGATGACCCAACCATTTACATTGAACATCGCGATGACTGGGATAAAGATTTAATAAGATGTATAAAGGAGTACAATGATGATATTTCCAAATAGTATTAAGTTATGGCAGTCTACTATTCCCATTAAACCTGTATGGACTACTAACGGCAGGAATTGGAGTCTACTCATTCTATTTAGCATATAAGGTACAAGATGATGACAAAAGCAACATCTAATCTAAACTTCCACAACCCAGACCAAACTCTATTAACATTACCACCAGATGATTTCCATCAGGTCATTTACCTCCATGATGGTGTAAGGTACTTTGCTATGGATGGCACTCTAGTTTCGATGTCAAATGAAGAGTATAACATTCTTTTATATAAATGGGGATTAATAAGACCATAACCAATTTTTAAACAACACTAAATAATAATATGAAAATAATCAAAATAACACTAATATCATTAATAAGTCTATTAGCAGTAGGGTGTATAGGGCATGATACTAAGCCAGTAGAGTTTGAAGCGTATAGTTATCATGTAACAATGGATAAGGATGGTACTATAACGTATAGGAAAGTAGCACCAAGTGAGGAGTAATAGGTTATGATAGAGATATCGGTTGTATTGTACGTACTAATAAGCATAGGTCACATAATCCACGTTGTACTCTCAAGTGATATACTGATGACGTTGTAGTCGGTGAGTCGTGCTAAGTCGTGCTAAGTCGTGTTTTCGTGTTAAACTGGGTAATTAGGTATTTTCTAACTAAAATAAAAGTAAACATAACAGCCATACCAAAGCACTTCTTACATCTCTCACCCAACTACAGGTATTTTTTAACTAAACTCACGCACTACACACACGCATACTGACTGATTCATCACTTTTCCCCGAGCCTAAAGGAACTTTTACTCCCACTAACTCTCATACTACAGGTATTTTTTAACTAAACTCCCAACGGACCATAGGTATTTGTTACCTATTCCCCATTCCCATAGTATTAAGGTGCTATTCTTCTACCTATTTGGGTAGAACTACGGTATAATACTAGTATAAATGATAAAAAAGGAGTGTAGTTATGGTTAGTCTAGCATTAGCAGTATATATCGGTTTAGTTTTAGCAGTTGTGATTGGCAAATTGTGTCCGTCTGGTCATTGTTAATCACTTTTCCCCGAGCCTAAACGGTGTTTATTCGCCTAAAGTCTCATTCACATAGTATTAAGGTGATATTCTTTTACCTAAGACAGTGAAACTAGGGTATAATACGTAGTATATTAAATAATAAAAGGAGTTACATATGAACGAAGTAGATATTTTATTCACAGTTATATTTTTTCTATTAGCAGCATCAATATTTCAATTAGGTATGGTAGTAGAGTCAATAAGAAACAAATGAATATAAACGATACAATCACAGCAATTCTTATAAGGACTGCAGTAGAGGAGTTTGGCAAGAAAGATTCAATCTCATACCAAACATGCCACAAACTACAATCGTTCGTAGAAGGGCAGAATTCTAACGTTCTATTAGCAATACGGGATGAGGGGATTAAGTTTGTATCAAGATTTGCTCATGATGAATTGAGTAAGAGAAATGTAAATTATTAAAGGAGTAGCATAACAATGATGGGAGAAAGTAACAGTGCCAAGCGTGAGGATAGTCGTATCCTAGCGTTACAGATAGCAGAGTTCAAAGCAAATGGTGGAGTAGTAAGGGTTATTAGTAAGGAAGAAACTGATGAACGTATTAGGTCTGCTGTAGAAGCTACAAGAACTAAATTAAAAAAAGACTTTACTTTTGACAAGAAGTAGGGTATAATAGAGGTATTGAATAGGGATAATGATGTGGTAGAATGATGATGATTTGAGTGGGTGATTTTTTTGACTTGACGTATAGTGTATTTGGAGTACTGGTAGATTTTGCTAGAGATTAAAAAGGGTTACATCACTTTCCAAACCACCACAGAAAAAAAGATTCTTCCGCAGAAACACACATACCCCAATTTTTTTTCTCAAGTACAAAAAGCACATAACCAAAAAATTTAGACAACATAAAAAAAGGAGATACACAATAACATGAACAACACACCAGCAAAATATGATAGATGGGCCAAGGACTTCAAAGAGAACAACTTGGCAGGAATACTACTAGAGTCCGTCGGATCATGGGTCGACGCTAATGGGGTACACCCCTTGCTAGACAACGGAGTTCCCGACCTAGATAAGGACATGACCGTCCCATACGACGAGATAGAGTTCATAGAATTTACGGACTTGATGAGCAGAAAAGACGCAACCCTTTACAGAGTGGCATTGAAGGAATACGTCCCCAACAGCAGGCAGTCTAAGGCATGGGCTCTATGAGCGATACTGTCCAAATCGGCAAGTATAAATATCATGTTGTCACACGTTCCCCATTTGAGTTTTACATCAGAACAGACATGATTCAGAATATTGATATAAAGAGAGATTCCTCTCTCGACGTCACGCAGATGTCTGACTACATTTTCGAAACGATAACAACAATACACTATAACGGACTCACTACAGAGGAGAGGTTTCTTGTGAAGAGTATCAATGAGAGTGAGATGGATGACGAAGACTATTTACGGAACAACAGTGGTCATGCTCCGAGTCATTGGGGACATCGATAAAAAAAGCAGGAAAAAACGAGGAAAGAAATGTTCAGGCAATGGTGTGTGATGTTTAAGGATGGGACTGCCAAAGTATTGGTGGGGTCAACGAGAGATAATATCTTAATGAAGAATGAGGGGATAAAGAGTATATTCCGCATGGGGATTGTGCACTCAGATCCAAAAGACAAAAACGAACAACGAGGGAGAAATAATGTTTACTAATAACAATTCAAATGATATACAGCCTGGTGTGAAACCAAGCTCTGTTGACACAAGTCAAACAACAACGAATGCAAGGATGGTGAGTTATAGTATGCCAAGTCCGGAGTTTAAAGCAGAAGGATTAGATGATGTTCAGGATCTAATTGCATTTTGTGCTAGGGTTAGTAATCCTAGTAATCAGTACAATAAAGAAACGAGTGCGAAGTTGATACAATATTTAATCAAACATAAACATTGGAGTCCATTGGAAACAGTGAGTGCATGTATTGAGATTGAAACGACACGTGATATCGGAAGACAGATTTTAAGACATCGGTCATTTTCGTTTCAGGAGTTTTCTCAGAGGTATGCAGACCCTACAAAGGACATGGACTTTATGTTGAGAGAGGCAAGACTTCAAGACACAAAGAATAGACAGAACTCTATTGAGAACACAGATAACACATTAAGTGCTATGTGGAGAATTAAACAAGAGGAAGTCATTAAGAAATCATTAGAAGCATATGACTTTGCTATTAAGAATGGTATTGCTAAGGAACAAGCAAGAGTTGTTTTACCTGAAGGAAACACCATGAGCAGAATGTATATGAATGGTTCATTAAGAAGTTGGGTCCATTACATTGAATTAAGAAGTGCTAATGGTACACAGAAAGAACACATTGAGGTGGCACAAAAGTGTGCTCAAGAAATAGCAAAAATATTTCCCTTAATGCTTGACATTTTGTAATAAGTATAGTATAATAGACGTATGGGAAATAAATTATGAAGATAGGTGGACCAATGGAAGTGACTAAGGAATTCTTTGAGTTTTTGACTATTAAGATTGATAGGATAACAGAGATTGATGCTTTAGTAAATGCATTAGAAAGTGCAGTAGAGAATCACGAAGTTGGTTCCAAAGAACATGAAACATTAGTTTCAATGTATAATACCCTACAACAAATTAATCAATAGGAGATAAATATGAGTAAAAACGCAATTCCATTCACAAAGATGAAAAAGGATATGAACGGTAATAGAATTAGTAAGAAAGCATTGAGTCACGGAGCATATAGATGCAAACGTAAACCAAACAGCAAACGTTGTATGAATGGGTCAATGGCATGATGGATTTTATTATAAGCGTTTCAGGAATGATTGCTTCAGTTTCATTAGCGTGGATAGCAATATCATTACACGAAATTAAGGAGAAGAAATAATGGTAACAATATGTGGGTACGAAATTAAACGTACAAGTAATGGGTATTTAGAAACACCAGATATGTGGACAGAAGAAATCATGCGATGTATGGCACAAGACGATGATTTAGAATTGACCGATAGCATGGTAAGACAAATCATAACAGCAAGAGAAATCTATGCTAATGAGGGTTCTGTACCACCAATTAGAAAGTTTTCAAAGGCTGTTGGCATTGACAAGAAAATCTTGTTTAAAGAATGGTTGACAGGACCAATGAAGCCAATCACTAAGTATGGTGGATTACCACAACCAACAGGTTGTGTATAGTTAGAAATTTGCGGGTATCGTATATCGGTAATACAGTGGGTTTCCAACCCACTAAGGTCAGTTCGATTCTGACTATCCGCTCCAAACAAATTATATAACATAAATAGAAAGCATGTTTTATGTTATATAATATTATTAAGAGGGAGTGAAAATTGAAAAATAATTATCTTGGTGTTGAGACTAATAACCATAAGGATAGAAAGTTATCCAAACAGTCTAAAAAGTTATTAAAGGATTATTATTGTATTGAGGGTGAGAAGTCTCCACAACAAGCATTTGCTAGAGCATCAGTTGCTTATTCTGCTGGTGATATGAAATTAGCACAACGTATTTACGATGCAGTTTCTAATGGTTGGTTTATGTTCAGTAGTCCAATCTTATCAAACGCACCATTGCCTGGACAAAAGGTTAAAGCATTACCTATTAGTTGTTTCTTGACGTATGTTCCGGATTCACTAGATGGTTTAATTGCCCATACGTCTGAGTTAAGATGGTTGTCTGTTAAAGGTGGTGGAGTAGGTGGTCATTGGTCAGATGTCCGTGCAGTAAGTGATATTGCTCCTGGACCATTACCGTTTATGCATACAGTTGATTCTGATATGACAGCATACCGTCAAGGTAGAACACGTAAGGGTTCATATGCAGCTTATATGGATATTAGTCATCCGGATATTATTGAATTCATTAATATGCGAATTCCGACTGGTGATGTTAATCGTAAGAACCTAAATCTACATCATGCTGTAAACTTAACTGACGACTTCATGGAAGCAGTTGAAGTAGGTCTTGATTGGGATTTGAAAGACCCAGACTCAGATGAGATTAGAGAAAACGTCTCAGCAAGAAGATTGTGGGAAACTTTATTAGAAACTAGATATAGAACAGGAGAACCATACCTTAACTTCATTGATACTGCCAATAGAGCATTACCTCAAACTCAAAAGGATTTGGGATTAAAAATCAATGGTAGTAATTTATGTAATGAAATTCATTTAGTGACTAATGAAGAACGTAGTGCAGTTTGTTGTTTATCTTCTGTTAATCTAGAGAAGTATGATGAGTGGAAAGATACTACTATGGTTGCGGACTTAACTCGTTTCCTTGATAATGTATTACAATTCTTTATTGATAATGCTGGTGATGAAATTAGTCGTGCTAGATACAGTGCTACTATGGAACGTAGTTTAGGGTTGGGTGCTATGGGTTTCCATTCATACCTCCAGAAACATAATATTGCGTTTGAGTCAAGAGATGCTTTGGCATTGAACACTAGAATCTTTAGAAGTATTCAAAAGAAGTCTATTGCCGAATCAATTGTGATGGGTACGGAAAGGGGTGAAGCACCAGATATGAAAGGTACTGGTAGAAGAAACGCCCATTTGCACTTCTCCATCAATTGAACCATGGAAAGCAAATGCCTTTACTTCTAGAACAAGAGTAGGTTCGCACTTGACTAGAAATACTCACTTGATGAAAGTATTAAAGAAATTAGATAAGGATGACGATGAAACTTGGTCTAGTATTATTACTAGTGGTGGTTCTGTACAACACTTTGATTGGTTAGATGACCATACAAAGAAAGTGTTTAAGACTGCTATTGAGATTGACCAAGATTGGGTTATTAGACATGGTGGTGCTAGACAGAAGTATCTATGTCAAGGACAAAGTTTAAATATCTTTTTCCCTGCTGGTGCAACAAAGGCATATCTTCACACAGTACATTATGATGCTTGGAAATATGGTTGTAAAGGGTTATACTATCTTAGAACTGAATCAAGTAATAGAGCAGAGAATGTAGCAGAGAAGATCGAAAGAGAACGGTTGAAAGACCATAGTGAAATTGAAGACTTTGGTAGTCAAGAAGAATGTACAGCCTGCCAAGGATAGAGGGGAAATAAATTATGAACGTAGTTATATACAGTAAACCATCGTGCCCATTTTGCGTAAGAGCAAAAGATTGGTTTGATAGGCATGGGTATTCATTCACCGAACATGTATTATATGACGAGGAGCAATTCCTCGCTATGTGCCAGAAGATTCCAGGAGTAACAACTGTTCCGCAAATCTTTATTGATGATAAACATATTGGTGGTTATGACCAATTGATGGAAGTAGCAGACTATATTGTTAAAAAATCATCTGGTGGTTTAATGCAGTTTAGTGAAACATACAAACCATTTTACTATCCGTGGGCAGTAGACTTAACTACTCGTCACGAGAAAGCACATTGGATTGAAGATGAAATTGATTTATCAGAAGATGTAACTGATTGGCAACGTAATAAGATTACTAAGACAGAGAAGGAATACATTACTAATATCCTTAGACTGTTTACTCAATCTGACGTAGCAGTGGGTCAAAGTTATTATGATGTATTCATTCCTAAGTTTAAGAATAATGAAGTTAGAAACATGTTAGGTTCATTTGCCGCAAGGGAAGGAATTCACCAACGTGCCTATGCACTACTCAATGAAACGTTAGGACTACCTGACTCAGAGTATCACGCATTCTTAGAATATAAAGAGATGACCGATAAGGTAGACTTTATGATGGATAGTGATTCTAATACACTTACTGGTACTGGACTTGCTTTAGCAAAAATGGTATTTAACGAGGGTGTTAGTTTATTCGCATCGTTTGTTATGTTACTTAACTTTCAACGTTTTGGTAAGATGAAAGGAATGGGTAAAGTAGTTGAGTGGTCAATTAGAGATGAGTCTATGCACGTTGAGGGCAACTCAAAACTATTTAAAGCATTTTGTAATGAGCACTCTAGAATTGTTGATGATTCATTTAAGAAAGAAATCTATAAGATGGCAAAACAATCAGTAAAGTTAGAAGATAAGTTTATTGACTTGGCATATGCCGTTGGTGATATCGAAGGACTTTCTGCTGAAGACGTTAAACAATACATTCGATACATTACTGACAGACGTTTATTACAGTTAGGACTTAAACCCAATTTTAAGGTAAAGGACAATCCTCTACCGTGGTTGGAATGGGTACTTAATGGTGCGGACCATACTAACTTCTTTGAGAACCGAGTGACCGAATATGAGGTTGCGGGTTTGACTGGAACTTGGCACGACGCATACGAAGAAAAATAATCTTTAAAAAACTTTACTTTCCTTCCATTGTATAGTATAATAGTAGTATATTAACTAAAAAGAGGGGAAGTAAATGTTCGCAAATTTCGTAAAGAAAACAAAACAAATGGTCGGTCTAGACACCGAAGACTACAAACTAAAATACCAACACGCAGAACGACGTGCTCAAGAAGCAGAGGAGAAAATGATGTTTCTTTGCAAACAATTGCACAGTGTTATGGAACAAGTGGACGTATGTACAAAGGACTTTAGAAGATGAATTTACACGGATTAGAAGAAGACCAAGTTGAGTTTATAATCAACTGTATAGAAAAGGCAAGTGTTAAAACACCAGAACAGCAAGAACTACTTGCTTGGATAACAATTCAATATGTTCATCAACAAAAAGGTGGAGCATATAAAAAAGCAATCCGTGAACTCGGATATGCAATTTAACAAAAGGAGATTATATTATGGCAATTGAAAAAATGTACCCAATTGGGAACAACGTATTAATTAAACCAGACAAAGCAAAAAATGAAACTGCTGGTGGTATTATTTTAACCACTAAGGGTAATAAATCGTCAACAGGTACGGTAGCAGCCGTTGGTCCAGGATTAGTTGCTATTGACGGCACTATTCATCCTCTACAATGTAAACCTATGGATAGAGTTATGTTTGCAGCCGTTGACGCAACAGTATCAGCAAGAACTATTACTATGAATGGTAATGAATATTTACTAATCCCAGAGTCTCAAGTATTTGGTGTTATTGAAGAATCAGAAGTTAAAGAAGAAGTTGTCGAAGAAGAAATTGAAGGCGACGACGCAAAGGCAAAAGAAATTTGGAAATAGGGGGATTATGGAAGAATTAAATATCAATGGAAACAAATGGAAAACGTTTATTGGTGACGAAGGACAAACCGTTTATATCGCACAATTCACAATTCCGTCTGAGAACCTTTTAGGTAAGTTTGTAGATGAATCTTTTTATGATATTATCATTGACCATAACGCAGACGTGTACTTGCCACCAGAACAAGATATAGCAAATACAGATGAAGATGAATCAGACTACTTAAAACGTATAGATGAAAGTTGTCTTGCTTTTAAATTCCGTAAGAATGTATTTACCTTAGATGAACAAGAAGGAGCATTTGATGGTTTATATTCAGCAGCCGGAGAATCTAACAATAGGGGTTTGGCAGCGGGACCAAGGTGTGAGAAATCAGGCAATAGAGAATGGGTAACATCATTTCAGCAAGATATTTTATCATACTACGAAGACGGACAACCTCAATCGGTAGACGGTGCTAACCAAATTGAATCTCTAATAGAAAAACATAAAGACCTTGAAGATGAAATTCGTGGTTCGGTATGGTTGCGTTCTAAGATAGAAGGAGAATTTGGAGTATATAAAAACTTTTTCGGTATTGCTATGGAAAGGTTAGATAGTTTAAGCATCGTTGATGCGATTGATTATGCTCAAACTATTCGTAAGGACATGCTTTCTGATACTTCTTATGCTACACCTATTTGGTCTGGCATCTCTGGTTTCTATGGTAGATATCCTCGTATTCCTTATGGTAGAGCAACTGCTCATACAGACCATAATAGAGAAGAGTTTGAAAAGTGTTATCCGTTTGCAAGGAAACTTGACGCAGAATTTAAACGATTAGTTCCAGGACGTTATGAAAAACAAAAAGTATTTTCAGATAGATTAGACGATAGATTTATAATCGGAGAAGATACCACGTTCACTACTATTACTGTTAATACTACACAGATTGATAGAAATGCTAGATGTGCTTGTCATCGTGATGCGGGGTCGTTAAACGAGGGATTCTCTAACTTAACCGTAATTACTAAAGACGGTAAAGATTGGAACGGAGGATATCTTGTAACACCAGAAGTACGGACTGCTATTAATATCCGTCCAGGAGATTTATTACTAATTGATAACATGAGAATCATTCACGGTAATACTCCTATTAAAGAACCAGATTCTGGTCCTGATGAGATGTTACGTATGTCTTTGATTTTCTACTATCGCGAGGATATGGATAAGTTAGGCAGTTGGGATTATGAGCATACACGTAGGGCATTTGTTGATAGTCGTAGAAAGAATGAAGACCACGAATTGTGGAGACCTTTCTGGAACGGAGTATCACCTAGCATGTGGACTAGTGATGAATGGTATGACTATTTGAAAGAACAAGATAAAGGTTTAGAATGGTTAGAAGATTATCATCCTGAAGCACTTGAAGAGAAGTCAGACTTGGACGCTTTCTTTTAATGAGTAATTTTATAGAAGACATTGCCAGTGACCAAAATTTCACGGACTTTAGATTACCAGAAAACCGTAAAGATATATTCTTTACTGCTTATGAGTTTCATTTAAAGTTTAAGACTATGCCAGGATTGGTGTATGGGTATTTGCCTTATTTAGCAGATAAATTAGATTGGTCTGAAGAAGATAAATTATGGTTTGCTTTTCTAAATGGTAATACTCAAAACCCTAGTACGTCTTGGATTATCTTTAATAAGTTTCCAAGCATTACTGATTTAGATATAGATGAATTTGAATCTTGGTATTTTAGTGAGATTAATAGCAACGGAAAGTTAGTTTGGCAAATGCTTCCTATTGATATGGATAGAAGACACTTTAGAAATAAAATTCATTTATCTATTAAAGCATATAAAGAAAACTTAAATGGTAAATCTCAAGAAGACTTCTTTAAATCATTAACAGATACTAAAGATAAGTTTACAAACTTTCGTAAACTATGGAATGCTGTATTTAAGGGTGAGGGTATTAATTCTAAATTCTATTCCTTTGGTCGTTTAAGTTCATTTAGTTATATAGAATACTTATGGATATCTGGATTAGATATAGATTGCGATTCTTTCTTTTGCGAAGATTATAGTGGTTCTTCTTCTCATAGGAACGGTATGTGTTGGTTGATGGGTCGTGAAGATTTAGACGAGCATAAGACTAACTCTGAATACACAAAAGGAATACACCTACATACTAAAGACGTTATAAGTATGATTGATGATAATATGGAAGATATTTATCAAGAAGCATTAGTCCGTTTTAAAGGAACTAGTATAGAGTCTGACGTAAGTCGGTTTACAATAGAAAGTCAGTTGTGTAATTATAAATCTTGGCATAGGAAGTCTAGACGATATCCTAATGTGTATGGTGATATGGCATACGATAGATTAGTTAAAGTTCAAGCAATGTCTGAATTTGAAGATATGGACTTTAGTATATTCTGGGAGGCGAGGGAGTCTTTTATGCCTTGTGAAATTAGACCTGAATGTAATACGGATAACGTAGGGGTGAGTTCTTATAAACAAAATCTTTATAGGGAAACTGGAAGACAACACACACTTGGAATAATTGATAACAAATATGAAAACGTCCCAAAGAGAAGATAGAACTATATTAAACGAAGTAACAGAAGATACTTTTATTAAAGGTAGGTGGATTGATAAGATATGGGATTTAACTCCTATTGAACAGAAGTCCGATACTATGTATTATAAAAGGGAAGATAAATTCGCACCAATGGGTATGAATTCTATTAACGGTTCTAAGTGTAGACAGTTGCTTTGGTTATTTGATAGAGAAAGGAATGTCGATACGGTAGTTCATGCTACTAATCTAAACAGTTCTCCTCAAACCCCAATGACCGCAGCTATGGCAGAGCATTATGGATATAGAAATATTCAAGTTGCTGGTGGTACTACTTTTGAGTCTATGAATAAAAAGGAACTTCCTTTAGCAGCCAGCATACACGGAACTGAATATGATATTACAGTTGGGTCTGGGTTTAATGTAGTTATTCAAAAGAGGGTAGATGAAATTATGACCCATCACCCTAAGTCATTTAAAATAGAACGTGATATTACTTTAGACCATCATTTAGAAAAGAACACCCCTGAAGTTTTAAGGGAGTTTCATTCTGTAGGTGGGGAACAAGTAAAGAACATACCAGACCATATTGAAGATTTAATTATACCGTTTGGTTCTTCTACAAGCACGTGTAGTGTATTGTATGGTTTGTCTAGTTTCAAACCTAAAGGGTTGAAACGAATTCACTTAATTAATGTAGGTGTTGATAAGAGAGATTATATGTTTGAACGGTTAAGTTATATGGGAGCATCTGTGAATGAGTTTGAAATCATTTATAAAGATACTAAACTTCCGTACTCTAAAACTATCAAGGATGTAAGTATAGATGATATAACATTCCATATGAGATATGAAGCAAAATCTTACAAATACTTATTAGAGAATTTACCAGAACTAATAAAACCAACCTCTTTATTTTGGGTAATCGGATCTTACCCAGATACTAAAACAACAGCAATGAACCTTAATAGAGAAGTGCCGACCGAGGTGAACCTATATGAATTTAAAACTAATAATATTATGGAGTTTATGTGATGAAATTAATTTACTTAATAGGAATGCCAGGAACAGGTAAGTCAACGGTTATGAAATCGTTTATGTCTAATTATAAATGGACCCAGCAAAAGGCATACGAACTCTTAGATACTCATATTTCAGACGGAATTAGAGTTTTGGGTAAGTATGAAGAGGGTGAAACGTTTAGTGGAACAGATAGACTATCTATGGCAGTTGCACCTAAAGCAATTGAGTGGATATCTAAGACCCCAGACGAGGTTATTATCGGAGAGGGTGATAGGTTAAACAATAAAGCATTCTTTGAAAAGGCAAAGGAACTTGGGGAACTTCATATTATTAAATTGACTGTATCTGACGAAGAAAGAAAACGTAGATACGAAGAAAGAGGTAGTAATCAAAGTGATAAGTTTATTCAAACAGTTGCTACTAAATGTAAAAATATATCTGAACACTTCGGTGACCAACAAACACTGTTTGGTTTTGAAGAAGGAAACGTGATAGTGATGCCCCATGAGTCGAAGGAAGATACTCAAAAAGTTGTTGATAAAATTTTAGATTTAATTTAATTTATTACTTTACTTTCCCCCAAAATAGAGGTATAATATAGGTATGAATGAAAAATATAAAATAATTGATAACTTCTTAGATCCAGGGTATTATAATTTAATAGAATCTGTTTTTCTTGGAAATGAAGCGGGAGTAAAATGGCATTATCAAGATGATATGTCTGGTCACGACGATGGTGTCATTAGTCAAGGATTTAGTCATTCTATATGGTATGATAATGCTCAAGATTCGGAATATTATCCTATATTGCTTCCTATGATAGAAAGAATAAAATATATGTTAGGGAATAATTATTGCTACAGGTTAGTATCATTTATGACCTTACAAAATGGAAGCAAAAGAAATCACGCCCATCATGTAGATATGCCTGGAATTAAACATACTTCTGTTATATATTATTTGAATGATAGCGATGGAGATACTATAATATATAATGAAGAATGTCCAGTAGGGAGCAGAGAGCGACCAGCATTAGAAGATTTAAATGAATATAAAAGAATCACTCCAAAAGCAAATAGATTATTAGTATTTCAAGGGAATCATTGGCACTCAAGTGAATCGCCAGTAGTTTCACATAGAAGAGTAATTTTTAATATGAATTTTGGAGACACTCAAATTTAATAACAAAGGGGAAAGGAAATGTGGAACCACGATTGTAAAGTAGAAAGAACCGTAATGATGGTTGAAGATGGCAAAGAATGTAATTGGTGCGGTAGAGAATTACGTGATGAAACATCTGAGTTTGGCAAATTAGGACCAAACGAATTTCCAGACGATGAATTAGAAACATTATCTGAGTTCGATATAGAAGATGAGATTATGAACGAAAATAGCATTGAAAATATTGAAGTAACAGACAACCCAGACGGTTCTGCTAATATCACTATGGACATAGATGAGTTTGCGCAAAAAGCATTGATGAAACAAGGGTTGCAATACCTTATTGATGAGATGAAAATGCATGACGAAATTCTCGTTCTAGAACCAAATGAATTTACTGGTGAAGCAAAGAATTGGGAATTATCTGATGATGACCGAAACGCATTATTCCACTTTGGATTTATTCATGCTTTGAAAATGGGAATGGGTAATCAATCATGATGAAGTGGTTGTGGTATTCTGGTGTTTGGATTACTTTAATAGTAAATCCGTTTCATTGGGATTTTAGATGGGAAGTCATCAAAGATGAAGAATTGGGTAGAATTGATACTTTAGAGTTACAGTTTTTATGCATCAATATCAGAGTAATACTTGATGATGGCAAATGGTAAATAATAAAGGGGTAAGAAATGGGTTTTGAATTTGGATTGTTCGTGGTAGTTTTTGTAGGGTTCTTCTTCATGGTTGGTTATGAAATGGGAAGAAAGTGAAGTATTGGTCTTGTGAAGGAAAGACCTTATGGAACATTATACTATTCAGTGTAGTGGTATCAACTTTATTATTGCTATTCATTGCACATTAGGGAGGAGTATGAAAAACGTATCAGATTCATTAGATGAAATTATTAAACTAATTCTAGAATTGGAAAAGAAACTAGATAAAGTAATTGAAAAGAAGGATAACAAATGGACATTGAAAGACAAATCAGAGTAGATAGGAGATAGGATGACAAAACTAAAAGATAAGATTTATGATTGGACAAGTGAGAAATGGCACAACACTCATAATTGGAAAACTGGAACTGGAAGATATCTTAAACGTATTATGAATCGAAAGATTAGACACGACAAAATAGATTTAGACGCAGAGAAGTATAAATTCGACCAAATATTTAAAAAGGATTAAGATGAGTGACAATGTAATTAAAATGAAATTCAATAAAGTGACTAAGGTAAGTGCAGAGTGGTGCGGACCATGTAAACAATATGCTCCTATTTTTGAAGGTTTTATTCCTAGTATCGAAGACGAGTGGAATATCGGATATGCTGATATTGATACACCAGAGGGTAGTGCGTTTGCAGAGAAACATGGCATTCGTGGAGTACCAGCAACGGTAATTGAAAGACAAGGTAAAGAACCTGAAGTCATAATGGGAATGAGAAACGAGCAACAATTGATTGAATTATTTTCGTAAATAAGTTAAATATCGCTTTACTTTTGGGCAAAACTAGGGTATAATAGGTACTATAAAAGATTGAAATTATATGAATAAGAAATTAATTAAAGAAGCAAGTTTGTACGCCGCAGAAGCACATAGTGGTCAGTTTCGTAAAGGAGGAAAAAACATCCCTTACATTACTCACCCTGTGGCAGTTATGAAAATAACTAAAGAAATGGGTGGTAGCGTTGAGGCGCAAATAGCATCCGTTCTACATGACGTAGTTGAAGACTGTGGGGGTTATACTATGGAAGATATATCTATCCATTTTGGTACAGCCATCGCCCTCCTAGTTGATTATGTTAGTGAGTCAGACAAAAGCCTGCCTTGGAAAGTAAGAAAAGTGCGATATATTGACCGTTTACATGAAGCACCATTTGATGCTGTTCTAGTAAGTGCTTCTGATAAATTACACAACTTGCGTTGTACGGAGAAGGACTTTGAGACTGAGGGTAAAGAAACTTTCAGCATGTTCAATAGTTCTGCTGACCACCAGTTTTGGTTTTATGAGTCGTTAATTGAGATTTATAAAGAACATGGTTTGTTCAAAATCACGGATGAGATGGAAACTATTTTAGTAAAAGTTAAAAAAGTTTTCATATAAATAAATTCAGTTGTCTAGAAAATAGACACTATATCGGTGGTCACCAACAGGGATGGGATGCCGAACAACCGTAATGTTGTCAAACTATTTTTTTAATAATAAGAGGTAAGAGGTATGTTAGATAAGATCGTAGGATGGATGAAAGGCGCAACGGAAGCTGGTGTGGCATTAATCGCATTAGCAATTGTATTACAAGTTATTTTTGGTGGTACTGTTCCGTTTATTGGTGGCGACATCATCGGTACAATTACAGGCATTGTTGCACAGTTAGGTGCAGCCGGTTTAGTTGGTTTAATTGCCGCTGCCATTTTGTATAAAATCTTTAATAAAGACTAATATATAATGTTCTAGAGTCCACTTAAAACATGGGCAGGTTTTTCTAGTATCTTTCCTCATAAGACAATAAGATACTTCTAAATTTTTGAAAGCACGGGCGTCATGTTGGCTGTTTATTTCAGTTACCTCCTGCCTTTTTAGCACTTTGAGAGTAGTGTGAGTGCGGTAAACTCTCCTTGAATTCTTAACGACTTCATCAATGAAGACATTATTTCCCCCGATAGTGTCTTCTTTGATGAGGTTGTTTTTATATACAAAAAAACCGTTATGCGAGTAACAAGAACAACATAGCCACGAATAATAAAATAATAACCAAATACCTGTAAGAGTTGTTATAAATATTATCGAAGACTTTATCGTTCTGTAATCATATTTGATTCACTCGTAGGAAGTTTACGGTCTTCCACCTATTTGATAATGCCGAAAGGGTTATCAATAAGACGTGATACTGATAACAGGTCACACAACTACAACTCGCTTAATAGGAGAAATATTATGCAAAACAATATGAGGGCATTCGACCCATTTTTTAATCAGTCATTAGGACTGGAAAATATCTTTAATTCTTTACAAGAATTTCAAAAACCAAATTCCAAATACCCACCTTACAATATCGTAAAGGGGCCAAATAGTTATGCGATTCAGTTTGCATTAGCAGGATGGAGAATGGACGAACTATCTATCAATATCGAAAAGAATGTCTTAACCGTCAGAGGTGATAAAGACTATTCTATTAAAAGCGATGAAGATCAGTTTGTGCATCAGGGAATATCAGAACGTTCATTTATTCAACAGTTTACAATCGGTGACAGAGTATTCATCAATGATGCTACATTAAATAATGGTATGCTGGAGATTAATATGGGTGTGACTATTCCTGATGAAGAGAAACCTATTAATATTCCAATCAATTCACAACCTGAATTGTTAATGGAAAATAGTTAATCTTCGACCTCGGTCACTCCATCAGTGGGTGACCACCCTTTCGTTTAATCTATCGCAGATATATAATCCACTTACCAAATCGCAAGCGAATACAAATTCTCTTTGTTTAATATTTGGAACATCAAACACAACAGGTTCTTTCACGACCGTTTTTATGGGCGCGGACGTTAATGTCGTACATGATGTAATTACTGAGGCAAACGTTAAGAATGCCATTGAGTAGAATATAGGTTTAGAAAACCATACCGACTCTCGTTTTTTCTTTTTCATTCACTTTGCTCATATTATGTGTTGCTTCGTAACGTAATTCTTTTCTTTCCTTACGTCTTTTTTTTGCTTTTGCTTTACTTTTACTCATTATTCGTCTATTACAATTCCCATTTCTTCGTATTCTTCTTTTAACCACTCAAGTTCTAACTCTCTATCTTTAGTATATAGGTCTTCAATATCTTGTGGTATTTCAATCTCACCCATTGCTGCTTCATCTTCTACTACTTCTTTATCAGTCTCAGCAACTTCTAAATCACTATGGTCTGATAATAAGCAATGATAAAGTTCATGTCCCATAATTGCCATTGCTTCACGGTCGTCCCAAATCTTTGCTGGAATAATATGAATAAAACAAACATCTTGACTCGGAGCAACCACAGCGAAACCACGTACACCAGAACCCTCAGGCATTGGTTCTTCAGAAGCACCGTTAAACGCTTCGTCTAATTTCCTTTGAACTTCAATTGTATCATCAGGACCGTACTTCATTAGATCAAAATCATCTAATGCATTAGCAGTGTTCGAAACTACGATTAATAATGATAATGCCATCCATGTAGCCACGGCTATTGCTATTCCTTTTAACGAGTCTATCATATCCTTACTTCTCCTCAGTTGTTTTATTATTATTGTTATTTTATTTATAAAGATGTTTTAAGGTTCGATTAGACCTATTATGCCAAATACCACCACGTTGGCACAATCACAAAAACTACAAATATCCCAAAAAACCATAGGATTATGTATGCAATTATTGCTAGTTTGCACCACGTCCATGACGTGAAACAAGTTTTAGATGCCAAACAATGTGTTAAACAATAATGCGCCTTCCGAGGAAAGTATAAAATTGCCTTTATCATCCAATATATTACACTCATGACGTTCCCATCATTAGTAACACCGAGCCTAAAAACCATATTGCTGATATTAATATCACCACTATGCAATTCACGCATCGAAACTTATTCATCGGACTGTTCTAACTATCGAATTAGTGTCACTAAAAAATGATAGTATAATAGACTTCTTTGCGAATACATCTTGTGCAAATAATATTGCTAAAAATATTATTGTTACATAGACGCAAGCTGATTTTTCTTCTGTGTTCATAGTTCCTCCTATTTGAACACATCATATAGATTTCAATTTGTTATTTTATAGACGATTTCCAATCGGCACCAACTTTACGATGTCCTTTCCAAGCAAGGAAACCACCAAGTCTTAATGCCCAATAAGCAATAACGTTGATTGTTCTAAAACCATTAACGTCAATGTTAATATCTCTAAATGTTATATCCATTTCCTTTTGCGTTTTAAGTCCGTTACAGTTTTTACATCCTTTCTTTAATAGGGTTTGATACTTATACCCATAGTCATGGATTAAACCACCAATCAATAATACTCCGTCAAATACAAATCCCTTAGGAATTATTAATTCTTCTCCATTAATTGAGTAGTGGAAGTCTTTTGTTATTTCCCAAGTGCGTGTGACCATAATCCAAATCCATACACCTTTCCAAAACCCCTTACCTTTGGTTGGAATTCCAATTGGTTTCATATTTGGCATTTCTGTAATTCTGAAATCAATAGGTTCGTGTCTTTCGGCACTAATCAATGCTATAATGTATGATATAAAAATTAGTATTGCTACTAAACTAAATTGCCAATATTGAATTGCTAAATCCATCATCTTCTCCTACTAACAGCACCAGTTCCAAAATAGAATCCTAGTACATTTAAAATAGCATATGGTAACCATTCAGGTGTTACTACACCAGCTAACACTTTCCATTCGTCTGTTGTCCAAGTGAAGTCAAATAACCATAATTTAAAACCATGGGTTGCTTCGTATAATACGTTTGTTGGTTGATTGAATAATATAGGTGCGATGAGTATAAATGCCGCCATACACATTAGTGACATGACAATAAATTTACGTGCCCAATTTGCTGATGGGGTATTATATTCCCTAGCAGATTTACGAGATTTTTCTTCTTTGTTAAGAAGCTTTAGAGTCATCATGTTGCGGTCTCGCTCATCTTGTCGAGCATCCGCCTTCATTTTCATATATCCACCTAATAAGGTGGATGCTAACATTGATATAACTTCTAAAGGTATTCCAAACATTAACTAATGGTAAATTCCATCAACATTTCTCTACCAGTTGTTGATAATGGATTTACTACTGTTGCGTATCGATTTAGAATACCGATATTTTCTTGGAAAGATTCTACAAATGTAGATCTTAAAATTTCTTGTTGATAATCACCTACAATGATAGAAGAAGCTGCAATAGACTTCTTATCGTGGTCAGCAAGACCTACATATACTTTAGTTGCTGTTGTATCTGGGTTTACATAAAATATTGTTTTACCTATCTTGCTAACAATAAGACGTTTTTCGTTTTCATCTTTTGCACCAATATAAGTTTGAAGTGCAGATATGCTTGCAGCGTATTTGTATGGAAGAATAGCAAATGCTTCATATGTACGGAAATCAGGAGTGTTCATTTTCAATACTAATTCTTGTACACGTTGAGTAAGTTCAAATAAAGTTTGTTCTGCACTAGCAGGAGTAGTTAAAACCAAAGCAGTTGTATTTAATGAGTTTGTATTAAGGAATGTAATCAAAGCGTCATTTTCTGCTTTATCGACAATACCTCGTAATAAAGCACCAGCGTAATCATATGCACTTTCATTATATTGTCTGAATAGGTCATGTATAACTTCTACAGAAAGACCAGACGCCAAAGGTGTAGCAGATACATCATTTACAGTCATTGTACTTTCAACCGTTTCAAATGAATTAGTAACACCGTTTCTACGAATATTAATAACCGAACCAGTCGACATTTTCATCGGAACTACCGCTGCTATACTTCTAAGAATAGAAGTTGTTGGTAATTCTTGAAAGGTGTCTATAACCTTATTAAAACTAAAATCTGCAGTTCCGATGTCAGCGTGAGTTGTTTTTTCGATTAGTTGATGTTCCATGATTTTCCTATTCCTGGTCAATTGCTTATAATGTTAATATTTATAACGCCTTTACTTTTAACTTAAAGTAGGGTATAATATAGGTATATTAACTAAAAGGAGAAGGACTATGATGCCATCCAACCCAGCAGATCTTAAAAAGATTGATGCGTCGCTACAAATAATTTCAGATTCTAAAACTAGAATTGAAGCAGAACAAGAACACATTAAAGAAGTGGTAGAATCCATTTATGATGATTTTCAATTACCAAAGAAGTTAATCAGACAACTTGCTAAAGTATGGCATATGAGAAACTATGCTGAAGAAGTGACGCAACAAGAAGATTTCCAAGAAGCATATGAAGCACTAACTGCTGTTAATAATAAATTAGAAACCATATAATTAAAGTGTTATTCTTTTACCTTAATGAACAAAACTAGGGTATAATACGTAGTATATTAAATAATAAAAGGAGTTAAGAAATGTCTAACACAATGAAAATTACATTAGCAACAAGTGGTGATATTACCTTTGGTAAAACAGACGAGGGTAACGTTGTTACGTTTAAAGATAAAGTCCTTGCAACAGGATACTTTGATTTTTATGCTGACGGTTGGTATTTGTCTGCTAAAAACGTTGAAACATTCTTTAGTGGTACAGCACAAGACGTTGCTGACTTATTTGCAGGAGCAAAATAATATGAAAATAATTACTAAAACCGAAAGAGATACTTATCTAAGAACTAAGAATAGATTTTATCAATGTGGTTGGTTAGATGCCGAACGTAATGAACCAGCACAAGCAAGTACAAGAGCCAGAGACCAAGTATGGTATGAAGAATATCTTGCTGGTTATAAAGAGTCTTTGAATAACTCATATGCTATGGAGGGTTATTAGTGTTAAAATTAATTCGGGACAAATACGTAAACAATATCGAAGACGAAAGGTTGACGACAGTCAGTCCGACGTCTACTGAATATCGTGATTTTCTTATTGATAAACTGTTTGAAGAAATCCGAGAATTGGAAGATTCGGATTGGAAAGATGTTCAAGAATATGCTGATGTGTATGAAGTCTTTCAGGCACTTTTGAAGATTAACAATATCACTGAAGAGCAAGTTATCAGAGCCAAGATATCAAAACACGCATTGTTGGGTGGTTTTGAAAACGGAATTATTTTAACATATTAATTAAAAAGAGCTTTACTTTTGAATGAAACTAGGGTATAATACGTAGTATATGAGAAATAAAATTGAAAGTGTTAAAAAATTAATAGTTGATACTCCACTATATGCGGAAGAGATTGTTAATATACTTCAGTGTCAATTTAAAGACGACGGTGTAGAAGTTACATCGTTTAAAGTAGATAGTCTAGAAAAAGATACTGTGACAGTTAATGGTTATTTTAATCACCTTGACTGGGAATTACACGAGAATATTGAATTGGTTCTTATTGTGCCCGATGATAAAACGACTATTACTATAAATAGCGATAGTTGGAAGTTTCTTCAACATCAAATTCACCAAACTTTGGAGCACGAGATGATACATAGAGAACAATTTACCAAAAGAGAAGGCCTTGTCGGCCGCACCGTTATTCCAGTTTTTCCAGAAGGAATGAATTCTGAGCAAGAACGTATTATTTATTTAAGTGACCCAGACGAAATTGACGCATATGCTAATGATGTTCTGTTAGACCTTTCGAAAATTTATAATTCTCAAGGCGTTGCGTTAAAGTTGACTACATATTCTACAATAACAGTAGAAGAGTCGCCTATTATGAATGAGTATATGGATCTGTTCGGTAAAGATTCGTCGATAGTTAAAACTATTGTTAAAAAGGCATTAAAAAGAGTAGTATTATGAACGAAAATCAAAAAGAAAAATTTATTAGTCAGTGTGTTGCATTGACTCCTTGCCCAAACCCAGACAATCATCAAATGAACGATGATCATTCTGGGTGTAAGATTTGTAAATTAAGTATCGAAGAATTACAAATGTGGGAAAGGTACACAGACGAAGAACGTGAAGTAATTTGTAATGAAATATTAGATAGATAAAATAAAAGGGGCATTATCTCAAACAAAACAAAACAACAAACATTTCAAACTTTCGTAGAGTCTAAAGTATCAGATGGAATATCTTCCTATTTGGACGTTATTACGGAATATATGGAAGAACATGAATTAGAAGCCAAGCAGGTTAAGAAACTAATTTCACCACTATTAGAAGAAAAGATTAAAAAAGAAGCGGTTAAAAATAGAACCATAACGGATGAAGATTATTCAGAGAGTAAATTACCACTGTGACTGGGTTTGAAACATATAAATTATATGTTTCCGTAAAACAACACTTTAATATAGATAACGATTATAACCATATTAAATTTAATGGCAAATCAAAAGGTGTTAATTTAGATACATATAATAGAAGAAAGGACAAATACTATTTTGAAGCATTAGGTGCAAAAAAGGGTAAAGAATTATTACAGTTTTATGTAGCAAATTTTGTAGTAGGTGATGGTAGATATATTGCTGAAATGTACAACCAAGAATCAGAAGAAGTGTTCTTTGGTTGGAAAGGGGTTATTGAATCTCTGTCATACTTATTTACAGAAGACTTGAAGCATATTAAAGATTTTTTAGATGAAAGAAATTTGAAATGTTTGTTGTTTTGT